CTCCATCGGATCTATTCCGTCGTCTACCATTTCCTTAAAGATTTTTGCTAAGTCTTTTACAGTATTCTCAGCATCTTTAAGGTTTTTATATGGACCTGTTTCCTGACCATCCACGAAAACGAATGTATCTCTCCCCTTTTGAGAAAAGACTATGTTGTGTATCTTTCCAGCAACTCTTTGTTTAGTAGTCTTTAATTGTTTATGACCACTTGGCAACTTAAATGCTGCCTCGTCAAGTGCTTTAGATAGATCAACAAAACTAATCATCTTCGCTGGTTGGTTCCTGTTTGTCCATCCAACTTGTTGACATCTCTACTCTTTTGATGTCAACTGCTTCTTTTGCTTTCGCCATCAATGCAGATTTTAAATGTTCGCCTGCTTGATTTAATTCACCTGCTTCAATGGCATCTACTGCTAGTCTGCTTAAATTGTCGCTCATAATTTCTCCTAAATTCCTAGATCACTCATATCGTCTTCACCTTCATCTGGTTCCAACTCTTTCTCCATTTCAATCTGCTTATCGATATCTTTTATATCATCATCAGATTGTTGTAGAACTCTCTTACGAATGAACTCTTTTGAGTAGTATTTTCCTACATACTCATCAATATCTCTTAGAGTGTTTAATCTTTCTCTAAGAACTTCTGTCTCTTTAAGTTCTGTGAAGTGATTGTCATCATTAAAGTCATATTGAATGAATTCTTTAATGTTATCAAACTCTTCTTGTGATAAGATGCCTTTCAATACACTTTGTGTTTGTAAGATATCAGTAAACACACGACCAAACTTCTTACGAATTCGGTCTACAAACTTAGAGAACTTGACCTCATCTCTAGTTATCTCTGATGCACGACCTAAACTAAATCCTGTTTCGGATTCTAGTCTTGATACAGGGACATTCAAAGACTTGTACAGTTTCTTCTGGAAGTATTGGATATCTTCTATCTCAGATAGATTCTGTCCTCCAGGAAGAGTGGAAATTTCTGTACCTCTCCCACCTTCTCGACGTGGCAACCAAAAATCTTCAAGCATAGACATATGTCTGCGGTCATCTTTAATCTCTCCAGTATTTGCGTTGTAGACCAACTTATTTCTATACTTGGTCATTACATCGGCAAGATACTGTTCTGCCTTTGCTTTTGGTAAATTCCCTACATCGATGTAAAAGATTCTTCTTTCTGGTGCTCTGGTAATTCTATAAATCACCAAGGCATCTTCCATCATACGCAATTGGTTCGCAGGTTTAATTGCTTTATGCAAATATCCTACTACTGCATTCTTGTTGTAGTCAAGAAGTCCAGAAGTGACGAAGGTGATTGCTTCAGGTGCAATTCTTAAAGTTTGCCCTGATGCTCCACCACCTTTGTCAAAACCTTTATCGTTGAAGACAAAGAACTCTTCTACTTTCTTTATCTTCTCCATTCCAGTACGAGCATCTTTTTCTTTTTCGACTTCTCGTACTTTTTTGATCTTCAAAGGATCAATGTTTCTTAATTCAACGATCCCTTGTTTGAGTCGATCTTTATTAACCATTTTGTGGAAGTAAATTCTTCCGTCAACATACCACTTTCTAAAGAGGTCATGACCATTCTGGTTAAAATGCATCATGGATATAATATCTTCGAATTCTTCGCGAAGTTTCTTTTTGATGTTTTCAGATAGATCCGTCTTATCCAAGTTGATATCTACAACTTGCTCTTCTTTATCGCCAGTGATTGACTCATTGACGATATCATCTATCGCAGCATCACATTCAGGAATAAGACTCATCTCACGATATCTTCGTATGAGATCTGCCTCATTCTTGATGGCACCTTCCATATCGATGTACTGACCACTCGCAGCACCTGTAATAAATCCAGGTGTTTGCTGAATGACAGGTGTACCATCATCTTCAACAGGTGGAACAAATGAAGGTGCTTTCTCTTTGTCTAATACCTGTCTATTCTTTCGCTGTATTTCGAATCCGAATAATTCCATAATGTATATTTAGTTTAATTAAACTACATGCTCCCAGTGTGAGTAAGCGAATTCAACTGTAAATGTTTCCAATGCATCAACTGTCTCGTAAGATAAATCTATACCAGCAATGTTGACAGGGAACATGTTGAAGAATTCGTATCTTGCTAACACACTGTCGTCTTTGTGTAGTTGTTCAACATATGCTCTACTGAGCAAGTAATCAGTGGAGGTTGCACCCTCTCCACTATCTAATCTTTGGATATCAGTTTGCCAGTCTTCAATTGCATTTCTAACTGAGAATTCGATATCATTGATGATTGTAACAGTCCAATTTTCGAATGTTCTATCACCAGCAAGTTTTAATTGATGCCCTCTGAAGTTTACAGGTACAGTACCTATAGTTGCAGCAGGGATCTGTGCTGCTTGGCATAGAAATTCGATTTTGGCACCAGATCTAGGTATGAATACTCTAAATCTGTTTGCCCTTGGACCACCACCGATTAATTGTGCTTTAAATTGGTCTATTGTCGCCATGTTCTATCCTCGCTTAAACAGCACCATAAATCTCTTCAAACTCGACGCCACTTCTAGCAGCAACAAAGTTGAGAGTTATGAAGTTAATTGACCTAGCAGGTTTAATAAAGATAGATGCCACAAATTGGTTTCCATCAATTACTGCGTCGGTATTGTTAGTTTCGTCACATACAACTGCGAAGTCGTAGATTCCTCTTCTTGATTGAACTTCTCTCAAGAATGGTTCAACTGCTGATCTGAATGATGCTCTTGTAAAAGGATCATTAAATTCAAACAATTGTGCTTTTGCAGCAGTAGATATTGCTTTCTCTAATACGATAAACAATCTTCTTACATTAATTCTATCAAAAGCAGATGGTACACTCAACATAGTTTTGTCACCAAATAGAACTGTTCCCTGTCCTGGGAATGTTACCACTGGGTTGATTCTTGCTTTATAAAGTGTATCTCTATTTGCTTTTTGAGGATTGTAAGCAAGTTTTGTTACACCGAGATATTGTCCTCTGCTGAATCCAGCAGGTGAGAACCAAGGATCTCTTAGTGTATCAGATCTAGCAGCAAGTCCTGCTGTATGTCCATTTGCTGGAACCCATACATATCTGTCGTTGTATTTGTCATAGATGTATAACCAGTTTCCGTCCATAAATGCGTAAGAAGAAGAACTCGCAGTATCTGCGGATGCTTTGATGTTAGATGTAGCAGTAGATTCTGTTACATTAACAACATCGCTTCTTCTTGGTGAAACGAATGCTATAC